TGATGATATAGGATAGCCTCTGTATGTTGCGTTGCCTGCTATCTTAACCATAATAGCATACATCTTAGAATACCAACCAGTGTCTGATATGGTTAGATATTCACCAGCCAAATCTTTTGGCCAGAACGGACAGTCACGATAACCAGACCATTTATAATCGTGATTGTTTAATTTATTCTTTTTATATAATAAGACTTGTTCTTTTAACTCGTCTGGCAATCTATCTAAAAAGGAAGTGGAATGTTGCCTATCGTCATAGGGATGGGCAGCCATAAGGGCATCCACATCAAGGCAATCGCCAGTATTACTAAAGAAAAAGTTGTTAGCACCAGCATAATCTGCAGGGATATAATACATCCTTGATAGGTCTTTAGTCTGCGAATCTCCAATTTCACCAAGCTCTTTGTTAAGGGCGTGCCAGAAACCTCTGATATTTTCTGCGACAATCTTTCTGCCAAGGTCAAAGACAAGTCTGAACTTCGGTAAATCGTCCGTGCTGCTAGCAGTGCTATAACAAACAAAATTATACTTACCAAAACGAGAACGTAATACATTTTCTAAATTCCCCTCGAAGACATAATCATCAACATCAACAGCAGCCCAATTTGCCCAATGTAATACATTTTTGTTGGCTCTTGTAGTACCATCCGTATATACAGCTGGTGAAATAAGCTCAGCATCTTTCTTACCTTTCTTAGGTGCTTGGGATAACTTGAACAAAAAATCCTTGAACTGATCCCAGGTTTGAATTTCAATTTGACGATGTGTCTTGTTGTCAAACTGGCTTTTAAATATCGTCAGTTGATACATTTGCTTTCTCCGTAGTGTCTTCATCCATCCAACGCAATAGGGTGGCATCATTCTCGCCACGAGCTGGATAATAGACACCACGGGATCGAATAGAAATACTAGGCTGTTCAATCAGTTGACGAAATTTAATAAAGTCTTGCTCTGTTCTAAATGCAATGTTCATAGAACCATAGATGTCTAGGTCCGGTTGGTCAAACGCTGGCATATCTTCCCAGTGTTGTACGTTCCATTCTTCTTCTGTACCATCTAGTACAAATAAACTTGATGCTGTTGATTTAGCCATAATATCTATCCTCTGTATTTCCAAATGTTTCTTTATGTTTGATATGTTGATCTTTAGTAAGTCTGACCATTTCCATACCCATCTCGTTGACTCCAGCTTTCTTTTCATAGTCATCTCTAAATATAAGTTTATTCTTAGAAAAGCCAGAATAATCTACATGATGATGCCAACGATTGTAGCGCCAAACAACTTCTGTAATATCCGGATGTTGTTCTTTAAGTGCTTCTGCAAAGGTACGGCGATTATCACCATCAATATAAACATTGTCTGTATTGCCACCACCCATAACTAGGGTAGTCATCTTACCACAAACAAATGCATTAAAAAGAATAGAGCAATGATCATCTTTTAGAATACGCAGACTTAAATCTGTGTCTTCATTATATTTACCACGCCATCGGTGCGGTAGATCATTACGCAGTAGAATACAAGAATAAACCCTAGTATTAAGTGTATAAGGTCTTTTCTTTTGAGATGCTGGCACAAAGTATTGATAATTCATACCAGACATTGCAACATTAGTAAAGCGATCAGTAAACTCTTCGCAAGCACGGATCACATTACCATTAGTTACAATAGTTTTCTTATTCTGGTGTACACGATAGAAGTGACGAATGTTATCATCCATAATCCAGTGACGTTTAGCACCAGTTGAGATAGCATGCTGCCATACAAAATTTCTTGCTGGTATACTACCACCAACTCGCCCTGCAGCATCACCAAGAGCTAGTTCAGGATCCTCTCGGAATCCATCAGGCAATGTAAGAATTTTGCTAGGGTGTATGTTTTCTGCATAAGCATCATACTCATCTTTTTCGATAACAATATGATACGGCACATTTAATTCATCCAATGTCTTAGAGGTAAGGCGAGAGTCTGCCCTACCTTTAGAGATAATATAGATTGGATATTTTGGTTGGCTGTAGTTAGTCATGTGTACTCCATAATATATAAAACCATTATAACATATTTAGCGCCTATTGTAAATCACTTTCTTTCACAAAAACGCCATCAATCATTTTACCCTTACGGTCTTTGATATCATCATATGCTACTTGTAGACATTCATCCATAGATAACTCATTACGAGCCATAATGTTAATTAGAACCACCATCATATCACCAATATCATCACGGATATCCTTACCCTTACAGATGCTATCTGATAGTTCACCAGCCTCTTGTATAAGTTTAAGGTACTGATCTTTATCAGTAGAACCCTCAATTAGATTGCGGTCGTGATGCCATTGTTTAATTAATTCGACAAGATTTTCCAAGTGTGTCTCCAATCATCTACTTGATTTACATTTTTAAATTCTAGTGCTGCAGCAAGATCATAATCATTGCCACCTTCCATAGTCTTATCACCAAAAAATGTGATAGGACCTTTTAACCATTTAAGGATCTGTGCTTTACCTTTACCAACTGGAGTAATATCAAGACCAGTTTCTCCAGCTACAGTAGCTCGCACTTCCTTACCAAACTTCTTATTAAACTCTGTTGCAATATTAGAGCGCTCTTCAAATATTTCATCAAACCAAATATAATCTTGTCTTTGATATGGACCAGCATTTCTACCTACAACACTGAAGTTGCATAATCCAGGTCTATGATCAAAGTGCTGCCCTGTTCTTATTCCGTATTGAGATGAATGCAACTTATCTAATAAGAAAAGATTTTGTTTATGAGATAATACCCATTCGTCTTTATGAATTTCTCTATTCTGTTCAAAGATATGATTACCTGAACATTGGAATACTTTCATACAAGAATCATAAACACTTGCAGGTACTTGTTCCCTAGTTTTTACACGATCACTACCAGTCACCAGATAGCAAGCATTGTGAGTTGTAAAGTGCTCCATCCAATTTGCAAACTCTTTATCCATTTCTCCACGGCTAGGCGTTAGAGTTCCGTCAACATCAAATACATAGTTCATACAAAAAAGTCCTCCAAAGTCATTTGATCCTCTGCTGACCAACCAATAGCTTCCAGAATTGGTGTAATTGGGTCGATAAATGTTTTCTGAAATTGTTTATCATAGTCAACATATTTATGTAGGGTTGTCTCTTCAGGTAGATAATCAGGGAATGCAATTACATTCTCTTTAATAGGGTTAGGCAATTTTAGATAACAGAATTTAATCTTTTCTCCATTCTGAACTAAGCCATATCTTTTATCAAGAGATAATCCTTTAATCGTATGATTATATAGCAAGCAACCACGAACATGAATTGGTGTGCCTTTTTTGTATATCTTCTGATTGTCATGCCAGTTAGTAATATTAGACACACCACGTGGAAAGGATACTTGCTCAACTGGTAAAGTTTTAAAGTGATTGCGGAAGTCTTCGATATACTTCTGCACCTTACGTTCGTCACCATCAATAATAATATAGAATATTTCTTTAAACTTATCTCTTACAACCATAGGGGTGGATGACTTAATAGCCTCAATACCCATGATCTTGAGTTTAGGCTCGTCATACTGCACACCCTCTGAGTTATGTACGTTTAAGATGTATCTTTTCTTAGCAGTCCATATACCACGATCAGCAATCACTTCTCGCTCCATTACCATACGATTATCAAAGCAATTCATCTTAGTAAACAAATCAGCATATGATTTCTCTAGGACAGACTCAAAGTGTTGTGCACATATCTTATCCAGAGCCTTGACTGGATCTGTAGGTTTAAGTTGATCTACAATAGGTGCCATATTAATATAAAGTGAATCTGTATCGATTGCAATCACATAATCTTTATCATCAGATTTAAGTATCTTGTTCATCTCTTGGTTGATTGCTTTCTCAGCCCACAAGATAGACAACTGGCCAGATAGTGTGATACCCTCAGCCATTCTCATATCAAAGTATCTAAAGTGTTTATTGCCTAATGCACCATAAAGAGAATTGAGTAGGATCTTGACAGACATCTGTCTATTCTCAAGTTGGTTAATCTTTTTCTCAAGCTCATAAGTAGGTGCCTTTTCATAGGCTTGCTTTGTCTTGAGCATTTCTTTCTTAACAGCCTTACGCTCATTACCATAGTCAATAATAATCTTAGGCAATACACCTTGTTTAGACTTGGAGAACCTAGCACCGTTGGCGGCTACACAATGTTCATCATCAGTAGCTGGTCCATGTAGATAATGTTCGACACCCTGAGTTGTTAAACCTGGCATAAGTGTCTCTGGTGACATATTATATTGGACAATAAGATTTGGATATAGTGAGTTTAAGTCAAAAGAAACCACCCACTCGTGGAAACCAATATCTGGATCTTTAACATAACCACCAGGATAAGGTTGTTTAATATTCTGGTTAGATGGCGGAATGATAATGTTGCTCTGAGCCAACTCTCGACAGATGATTGAATCCCATATCGCAGTAGTACCAAAGGTATCTGATAAGTTAACACCACCTTTATATTGCATAGTCATACAGAGTTCGATCAACCCCATCTTATCATCGATACGTTGTACTAGCTGAACATCTTTAATATTATAGTCAATAAACTTCTGGTGATCACGTTCGTACAAAGTAAACAGATTACCAAATTCTTCATATGATAATTTCTTCTCGCCGAGTACAGTATTGGCAACATGGTCTAGTTTATATGATTCTTGTGTGCCATATGCATAACCAAACTTCTTAAACAATTCAATATAATCAGCTTGCTGGATACCAACAATTTCAAAGCCTTGCTGAGGTCTACCCATGACGGTGACATTTCTCTCGTTCACTAAATTCCATGGGCTTAGTCTTTTTACTGCCTCGGCACTACCTACTCTCGCAATGCGATTCACCAGATACGGAACGTCAAAGAAACGTATATTCCAACCAGTAATAATGTCTGGACAATTCTTATGCCAATAGCCTAGAAACTTAGCCAGTAATTCTTCCTCTGACGAACAGCGGTGGTACTGGATGAGATCATCACCCATATCAAGTTCTGTTTTCTCAAAGTCATAGTCATCAAGACCCCACACTTGGTAGACACCAGATAGACTTGACTTGAGAGCAATAGAGATTACAGGATATGCAGCTTCCTCTGGGCGAGGGAAGCCTTCATCAGAAGCAACCTCAATATCAAAGTTAACCACATTAACGTGGCTAGGATTAAACTTGATGTTGTCTGGAAATCTTTCTTCTATGAATTGTTGTACATAGTTAGTATTACCATAGATTTTAAATCCTGGCACTTCTTTGTACATATCAATAAATTCTTTTGCCTCTGACATCTTGCCAAACTTCATGGCTTTAAGAGGTGATCCATCAAGACCAGTATATTTTGTGTCAGATTCCTTAGAAGGCAAATATAATGTTGGTTCGTATTTAATACGTTTACTTATTGCATGACCAGTGTCATTATATCCACGATAAAGTAAAGAGTTGCCGTAACGATTAACAGAAGTGTAGAATGACAATGAGTATCTCCATAATATATGTTGGTATTATATACCAAAAAAGGGGATCTGTAAACCCCCTTTTTTAATCTTTTATTTTTATTCACAAGTCTTTATTATCAGTCAGCATTAGATACTTTGCTTCTTCATGGTAACCCATTCTATGAAGCTCAGATGCTGCTCTTGCTTTTCCTAGTGATAGAAAGAAGCTATTAAATCCACTAAAGAGTCCACCTACCGGTGCGAAGGCATATTTCATTACTGCTTCAGTCATTAGAAACGTCTCCTTAAATCGTCGGTCTTATTATGAGCAACGTTGTAGATGTCTCCACGGCATAAACCAATATCTAGTAAATCTTTGTCGGTTAGCTTATTTAGCTCCTTCATAGTTTTCCTAGCTTCTGATATGCCCTTGCGTGTTGAGTTTGCGTCTTTAAATAGATCAAACAGAGCGCTAATTGCTTTCTGTAAGTAGTTGGCTTGTATTAGTATTAGTTGTGTCATTTTGTTCCTCGTTTTGACCAATATTGATTTTACGAGGACGCTGATCTTCTGGGATGACATATTTCAGTTCTACTGCTAGAATGCCATCTTGAATATCTGCTCCATGAACTTCTACGTTCTCAGACAGTCGAAAGGTTCGCTTAAACTTCTTAGTGGAAATTCCACGATGAATGTAATCGCGACCCTGCTTTTTATGCTCACCTGTTACAGTAAGCGTTCGCTGGTGATATTCGACTTCAATACCTTCTTTACTAAATCCAGCAACAGCAATCTCAATGAGGTAATCTTCCTCACTAGTTTTGATGATATTATGTGGGGGATAGTGATCTTGTGCATGCTTTGTTGTCCATTCTAATTCGTTGAATAGATGATCAAAGCCCACAAAGGCGGAAGAGGGGAATAGTGTTTTCATGCCTGTCATATTTTTTCTCCTTTTAACAGCAAGAATGATTCGTAGCCCTTACGGCACTACAATAGTATTTATAAACTACAGCTATTCATTTTCAGAATAGCAGCTAGTCTATTTGTTTCCGATATTATATTTCGGACATAGTTCCCATTTATCTTTATCTTTAAATGGGATAATTTTAATCTGTCTGAGAGGTGCAACTGGTTTTGGATTTTGTTCGCCTTGTATACTTACAAGACCCCAATCCGACATAAGTGTCGCAATTGTATTTCTTCTACCAATGTCATTCTCTTCCAGATTACTCTTTTTGCCATCAAGCAAAAATAGTTCTTTAAAGTGCACTATAAAATATCTACCTTGTTTATGTAGAATATGGCACGATTGGAATAATTTGTTATCTTTACGACTAGCAACACCAATACGTGTTAATGTTTCTCTAATCTTTAAAAAGTCATCTGGCTCGTTGAGGACAATCTCAAGCATATCACTTGGAGTCCACTCAACTATATTATTTTCTTTTTCCACCTTTACTCACCTTTGTTTTTATAATTTTTATTTGTTCAGGTGATAATAGTGTCAAAGCTTGCCTAGCTTTCTCATTACTGTATCCATAATACACTTTGACAGCATCAATATCACTTTCAGGTTGAGCCTTAGCCCATTTAGAAAAGCGTTTCCGCTTTCTAGTGATATTTATAAGAAAGTCAAATTGTAGACGATTGTCTAGGTGGTGATACCTATTCATCTCATTAGCAAAGGCAACTGTATCTGGAAAGTAAGATAAACCACGATTAACCATAAAGGGTGCATAACCTTTCTCAGCTTGATCATCCATCATGATGTCTTGCTTAGTAAAGTTAATAGAGTTTAGATAATCAAAAGGGCTAACGGACATCCTCAATACCTCCGTCCATACCTGGCCACATTACACGCTCCATTCTTTCCAAAAGAACTGCTTCAGTCACATCTGTTGATGCGCCTTTTTGCACATCAGTATCTCTATAATATAACTGAGGGTAAGTTTTATGACCATCTGGTAAAGGATGGTTGTTTAGTATTACATATTCTATATTCCACATATCAAGTTTTTCTTGTAGCATGTGGCAATATACACATCTATCTTTAGTAAATAAAGTCAATCTATCCATAATCTATCCTAACGCTAATGCTAGTGTCTGTAGTCTCATCACATCCATAACAATATCATGCTGTGGATCATGTGCGACAAACACAGATTCCAAACCTTCTGGTATAAATCCATTTCTTAGATCAATACCCCAAGACATACCTTCGATCATTGATCTAGTATCACGAACAACCCAATGTGGCCAAGGTACGATTTGCTTACACTGTTCGGCAATATAATCTATAATAATAGGATCAAATGTATTACCACGAGTATAAACTTTATCTAACTTTTTCTTTGTATGGGTATTGATAAATGGTATTGCTTGATCAATATCTACATCAAGCTCAGTTGGCTTTAGTTGCCTTTGAGCATCTTTAGATTGTTCTCCCCACCATTTTAACGTATCCTGATTGATTTGTCTACCATATTTTTTAACTTGACTTTCAACATCAAATTTAATATATCGTGAGCTTTCTAACAATTCAGTATAAGAATATTGCTCTTTAGGATTAAATCTGCTTTCTTCAAACTCAAGTACAGCCATTGAAAGCAGTACACCATTTACTCTATCTACAGATAAGGTTTCAAAGTCAAAGATTATAGCCATTATACAAACTCCACATTAGCCATGATCTCAGTCATACAAGCAACTACATTTAGTTCATGATCTGCAACAAAGGCATTCTTATATTGATAGTCGGCTAATATAAGAACAAGTTGTGGTATAGATTGCGGTTGAACTAATCCATTCATACCATCATATACACCACGGAAGATTGAAGATGCATCAACATCAATATTATTAACTACCCAAGACCGCATCTTTTTGAAGTCTTTATCTTTAAGGAGTTTAATTAGATTAACATACTGATCGCCAGTAGAAACCATCCTAGCGCCAGGAATAAGAATGCCGCTAATTGAAAACCTTTGTAGTTCGTTGAGAATACGGCGCCAATCAGGGGCATGAGCCAAGATAATTTCAGCAAGTTTAGGTTCTTCATATTCAATCCCTTCTGTTTCTAATACAAACTTAGCCCGTGCCATAAACTGTGCGGCAAGACCAGCCATATCTTTCTTAGATGTATTAAATTCATATACACCACAACGAGAATGCAGTGGCTCAATGATACGATTTTTAAAGTTACAAGTTAAGATGAACCTACAATTGTTTGCAAATTCTTCTATAAAGCCACGTAGGGCTGGTTGTGTACTTTGTGGATTAAGATAATCAGCCTCGTCAAGAATAACTACTTTATAGCCACCTTGCAGAGATACTGTAGAAGCAAACTGTTTAATCTTACCACGTAGTGTATCAATGTTACCTTCTTCGGATCCATTGATCATAATATAGTCAAGCTCTAGTTCATTACATAGAGCCTTAGCAACAGTTGTCTTACCTAGACCAGCAGTACCACATAACAACATATTAGGTAAATCACCAGTATTCACCAATTGTTGAAATGTTTCTTTTAGGTCTTTTGGTAAGACACTGTCACTAATTTTTTGTGGCCGATATTTTTCGGTCCATAGGAAGTCAGTCATTTACAATCTCCATATTCAAGAATTTCATTATATAATATTTTGGACAAATTGTAAAGTTTATTATGACTTATTAGCCTCATATGCTTCAGATGTAGAGATAGCTTGAATGCACTGGTCTCTGAGTGTGCCGATTGTGGATAATTCTTCACCACGAAAGCCACCACGTTGTACGACTGCATCAATTACAGCAACCGTGCTACGACTAATCTGTGCCATTAAAGCATAGCTTGCATCGTGTTCATTATTTTCTTTTTTAGACATCAATTAAACTCCGTATGTAGATGTTTTTTCAAAGGCGATCCAATAAGAAATACCATATTCCGTATTAGTCCATTTAGAGATAAGTTTAGAGGAGATTTCAACATTATAATCTCCAGCGATTACTTTCAGATTTGAGATATTTAGAATAAAGTTAAAATCTACTCCATCATCAAATTCTCCAGCAACGTCAATAGAATAAGCATTAGATGTATTATTCTTACTATCAACAACAGAGATACTTAGTACACCATCTTTGCCGGTGATTGATACCTCATTGTGACCTAGTGCTGTTGAAGCACGTTTAATTCTACCAAGTGTATCTGCATCTAGTATAAAAGATACATCTGCATTTGGCATATTTACATTCTTGCCTGGCTTTGTTAGCATGTCAGGATCAGAGAAGAAATATTTTACTTTACTGCGACCAGAGGAATCTCCGACAGTCACATAGTCTTGTTGAAATACTAGGTTAGGTGTATCCACCAAACTTAGAACCCCAAGAAATTCATTTAGATCATAGATACCAAATGATTGTGGAAAATCTTCCACGATAGAAGCGGTAGACATAACATTCTTTGCCTCCGAGATAGTTTTAACAGTATTGCCTTTTTCTATCACAATGTTGGAATTGATACCAGCAAAGTTTTTAAGAATAGAAAGAGTGTTTTCAGATAATTCCATAATATACTCCAGTTGAATTAATATGACCATTATATAACATATTGATCATGTTGTAAACCATTTTATTTAATTTTACTAAAGTTTTTTTCTTTAGTAAATTCAATCTTGCCTTCAAACTTATCATCTAAGATTTCTCCTTTATGTGATATAACAAAGACATTAGCATCATCACCAAGCGAGTAGATGATTTTCATTAAGTTACCAACACCTTCATGATCCAATGAACTGTCAAAGGTCTCATCAAGTATTAGTAAATTGGTTGCCACCGAGTTCTTCATCTTAGCAATTTGTCGCCAAGTAAAGAGTAGTGCCAAGTCAATACGTTGCTTCTCACCCTCAGAGAACGAGTCGTATGAGAAGTTGTCACGATGTCTTGAGCGGATAGTCTCTTGGAAACTCTCATCAAGATTAAAGTGAACAAAAAAGTCTAGGATTTGTAGGTACTGATTAGTAAGTTTATTAATGACTGGCAAGTATTCTTTGACAATCTTAGTTTTAATACCAGTATCTTTTAGCATCTCTGCCATAGCCAAGTTGTAAGATAGTTCTTCATTCTTGACAAGTTTAGTCTCAGTTAGATCATTACGGCTTTCTACAAGTGTCTCCAGTGATTTCTTTTCTACACTTAGATCACCATCAGTACCTTGTATCTTTTGGATAGCTTCGTTAGAGGCTGTAATGACACCTTGCAGCCTAGTAATTTCTCTATTATTACCACTAATAGTTGTAGTACGATCTCTAATCTCGTCCGTGATAGTATTAAACTTTGTAATATCTTGCTCAACCTTAGTAGATTGATCAGAGACATCGTTTAAGGCATTCTGTAGTTCTGTTGCTTTTTCTTTACCTACAGATAGCTTTTCTGATCTAAGGTCTTCACTAATAGTTTGTGAGCATGTTGGACAGTCAGCATTCTCTTCATAGAATTTTGTTTCTTTAACAAGTACCTTAATCTTTTGATTAAACTCTGCCTTAAACTGTAATAGGCTTTGTTTCTTATCATTACTTGCTTTAAGATTTTCTTTAAGACCATTTTGTCTTTCATCAATCTCATTTGACAATAAGGCATTTTCTTCTTGATGCTTTTCTATATCTGCAAGTGCTGCTTCTATTTCTATTACTCTAAGATCAACTTGATCATTACTTAGATTTTCTACATCACGTATATACTTACGTTGTATATCAATCTTTTCTTTTGTAAGCTCAATATCATATACAACATTCTTAATCAAGTCTTTAAGTGATGATGACTTTTCTTTTACAAGTGAATTCATCTTACTAAAGATGTTAATGTCCAGAAGATCCTCGATCACATCTCGCCTGTGTTGTGATGCAAGCTGCATGAAGGGAATGAAGGATGATGAGCCTAGTACCACAATCTGATGAAATGATTTATGATTCAACTTAATGATATTCTGCTCGAGGATCTTCTGGTACTCTTTGGAATGAGATGCTTGATTAATCATAACACCATCTTTCCAAATTTCAAAGATGTTAGGTTTAATGCCTCGTACAACTTTAAAGTGTGCTTTACCAATAGTAAATACAACTTCAACAACACTATCTTTCTTATTGATAGAATTTACTAATTGGCTTTTATTAATATTTCGGTGTGGTTTGCCAAATAGAGCAAATGATAGTGCATCAAGCATACTTGATTTACCAGCACCGTTATGACCAATAACCAGAGTTGATTTTGTCTTTGTATAGTCAATATCAACCCACTTGTTACCAGTCGATAAGAAGTTTTTATATTTTAATGTTCGGAATATGATCATGCAATCTCTGATGCCTGTGCTTCTGTTAACAAGTCACGCATCTTACCTTTCAGTCTATCTTTATCCAGTTCAGTATCAACACCATCAACATAACTATCAAGCAATTGTGTGGTATCTTCCACAGAGATTGCTTCATCATCAACAGCATCGCCAAGAAACTCATTAAAGTTTTCTGCAATCTTTAATTCGTGAATTGGCCTATTTTGTATTCTATCAACAAACCGGTCAAAAGTAAATAGGTCTTCCTTATTAATTACAACTATTTTAACAAATTTATTTTCTACTTGAGTTAGATCATAATCCATGTAGTCACGCTTAGAGTCATCATATACAATCTTATGATATAAACCATGTGGATTACGAATAGGTTCTACTTTTCTTGTTTCCGTATCAAGTATATGAAAATACTTAGGGTCGTGAGCATCACTCCAATTCATCTCTATTTGAGAACCAAGGTAGTGAATATTATCTTGATTAGATTTAGTATGAAAATGTCCAGACATAACCATTTCAAATCTACTGAAAAGATTACGATCAAGACCATGATCACATTTAATACCTTTCATCATCTCATAACCAATGATATCAAAGTGTCCACCAATAAAGTCTGCTTTACAGTTGGCAAGAAAGTCAAGTGATTGTTTCTCATTCTCTGCGCAGATCCATGGCACTAGACCCATCTTGAGAGAACCATATTCCATAACTTTAGGTTTACTAATGATGTTTACTTCATTCATATAATGCCCTAGCAACTCTTTCAAGCTGTTTAGTTCATTAGTATTCTTATAGAAAGTGTCGTGGTTACCACAGATAATATCCATAGTAATGCCATG